ATTCTGACCAACCTTTGCAATTGGAATTAAACCAAATGCACTATCAATATTTGCCATATTGTTATCCTTTTAATAGTTTTGGAGGTCAAAAATCCTACGAATTAGTCTTTTTTTCCACCAAAAGTTACTCTGCTTTGCCTCTCTTTTGAGATCGGCATGCTTGGATGCTCGTTTTTCATTAGATCATTATCTACTGAAGCCATCTGATCATCGGTTAAGCGCCTGAAGTAAGCGTCTCTATCTTCTTTGACCTCGATCGGACATCTCATTAATAATAATCCACCAACTCCTATTACACCTTTATGTTTGCCTTCAGCGATAGACGGTAAGTCTACTCGATCAGGATACTCACTTAACATAACAAATTCGTAACCCGAACGGAGACGACCCATGATGTTTTTTTCATCTGGCTCACCTCTAAACGATTCACGAACCCATCTGTGATGCCATCCTTCAGGCGGGTCGGGTGCTTCTAAGCTTGATGGAGGAACCCATCCTCTCTTACGAGCAACCTTTTCACGGGTTTCAGCTTTGCGTGAGGTCTTTTTAATTTGTTCAACTTTTGTTTTATTTTCAGTATTCATTTACGCCTCCTTCACGTGTTTTGCGTATTCTTCCAAGGGCACACCAAGTTTTTTTGCGATAGCTACTTGTGAAGGTGTGAGTCTCACAGTGCGGCGGCCTGAGGCCGATTTTCGTACAACCGAGGCAACTTTTTGCTTCGGTTTATTAACTTCCCCTCCATCGTTAAACTTATGGGGAAACTCTTTTCTTATACGTTTGTCTATTTCATTATAATACTCATCGTCTCTAGGATCAATACCTTCTTGAACTAATTGATTATGAATATCATAAGCCGTATATGTCATGGGATTATCCGTACCAAACCATTCATTTTTCTGAGCCCATTCTACTGCTTTAGGATCAGTAGGACTTTTTTGAGTTTGACCTCCGTCAGAAGCTGCAATAGCTTGATTAATATCCTCTTTAGGTTGTTCTTCTAATTGAGTTTTTCTTTGTAAAGCTTTGGCTTTTGAAACTTTTAACCGTTCATCTTCAATTGTTAAACGAGCTATTTCTTGTTGAGCAGCTACTTGTTTCTCAACATCTTGAGCCGTCATTGCTGCTTCTAAAGCACGTTTTGCAAATTCTTTTTGATTAACTAAAGCTTTTTCTCTTTCCACTAACATTGCATCTGTTTGAACAACATTAGTAGATTTCATTTTATCGTTTTCTTGTTTTACTTGTTTTGCATAGTCAACAGCAGCTTGTTCACGTCTTTCTGCTTCACGCATTTTTTTAGTTAATTTATCAATACGTTTTTTTACGCCTGCACTATACTCTTCAAGTTCTTCCTCTTTACTTTCTTTAACTACAGGTTGTTCTTCAACTACTTCTTCTACAACTTTTTCTTCTTTTACTTCAACAATAGGAGAATCTGATTCTGTGGTTGCTACTACATCTTCTTTCTTATCTTCTTTTAATGTTACATCTACAGCGTTGCCCGATGTATCAATAGGTACAAGCTTTTCTGAAGATGGTGTTACTGCTTCTGGCATGGTGCCTCCATGTTATAAAATGTTTGCTGGCAAAATATCTCTTGGATCATCAATGACTGCCAGTATTTCATCATCGTTGACTATTCTTAGTTCACCACCGTCTATCTTAATACGAGATCCTGCATATCTTGTAATAAGAACCCAATTACCTTCTTTACACCAAGGTCCATCAGGAAATCTTGTTTCATCTTTATAACAACTCGATCCTTGCTTTAAAACTTTACAAACATTTGTAGCAATTTGAGATTGTTCTACTGTGTCATCAGTAAGATGTAATCCTCCTGAAGTTTTACTTTCTAGTTTTAAAGGATATAATACCATTCTCCAACCAGTAGGGTCTGGTACTTTTTCTAATTCTTTTTTTGTTTTTTCAGGGGTTTTAGTATCCCATACGTGTTTTGGGACAATTAGTTTAGGTTTATTCATCTTCTAGCTCCGTTTTCTTTAGCAGGTCCGTGAGTTCCTGTACTTCTTGTTCTAAGGCATGTAACTTACCTGTTAAATACCTATATTCCTCCCAATCTTTTACACCTTGCAATATAGCTTGTTTTACTTGGTCTTGTCTAGCTATTAATTGTTTTTTATAATATGTAAAAAAATTTTCTATGCGCATTGAGACATCAGCTTAGCGAGACTTTCGCAACGATTTGTTGTCTGCGCATGCCAACGTGAGTCGAGCATCTCGGCGCTTGCCCGAGAATAATTGCGTTCTTCAAGTGCAGAAATCATATTACGAAAATTTCTAACCCCCTGTGTCCCAAGTTGAAATACCATCTCCGTTACTATATTTTTTGCTTCAATATGTAATTCTGGAATATGACCAACTAATTGATCAGCACCCATCTCTGCTTTTGCAAAATCCTTATCAAATAATTTTAATAATTCATCTTTGGTGTATTGTTTACCATTTTCAAATTCATCTTCCTCAGTAATAAGATGGCCGTACCCTATGGTAGCCTTCCCCAGTGAATCTAGATAAGGGGTATCCCTAAATCCTTCATGCTCACGTATTCTTTTTTTTAAAACTTCAGACATACTTTCTCCTTATACAAATATTTTAGTTTTCTGTCTTTTACTCGGGAGCATTCTACTAAATCCTCTCGGGTAAACCTCTATATACCCTCCTGAATTCTTTTTTACAATCTTATTTCCGTGTTCAGAAGCCCATTTTTTTGCCATTTCAGGTTTATTTGCATAAAGATATGCTCTTTGTTTTTTAGATCTAAAAGGCACTTATTATTTAAAACCTTTAAGAGTTTTTGCTAATCGTGCTCTTTGTCCCAGTTTACCTTTTTTCTTTGCCGCAGCATCAAGTTTTTTTGCAGGAATATCTTTTCCTTTTTTAACGCCTAAAGAAGCACGAAGAGCTCCTGGTTTCTTAATTGCTTTTTGAATCCATTTACCATCTTTTGCTTTAATAACAGAACCTTCTCTAGAACCTTTTGCTTTAGGTCCTTTTATAGTTGATCCTTCTCTTGATCCTGGTGCTTGAGCTCCTCTAATAACAGAAGTTTGAGCAGAACTTTTTACCATTCCACCTTTTCTTCTTGTTTCAGGAACTTTAGTTCCAACATTTCTTTTTATTTGCATTGCTCCTCCTGTTAAAGTTTTACCTTTTAATCCTTGACCAGTTGGATCGCCAATAGGTTTTCGTGCAATGTTTCTTCCCAAGTTTGCCGCATTAGCTGTACGTTGTCTAACGCCCATTCCTGGTCCTTTAGGTATTGCCATTACTTCGCTATCCCAAATCCTCTTTTAGCAATTCCGCCACCTCTGCGTGTTGTAATTTTAGCAGATTTGTTTTTTTCCGCTAATCTACCACCTAGCAAAGGAGACTGTTTTTCAATTTTACCAGAAAGAAGAATTCTTCTTAATATTGCCATTGATAATCCCATCAGTTCTTTTTTACTCACTTCGGGATGACGATCAGCTATTTTTTTAGCTATATCTTCTTTCATCATTTTCTTTGAGTCTTCTGTTGCAGCTTTGCTTGATTTTTCGGTCATTTCGCAATCCCCATTCCACGTTTAGCAATTCCGCCACCACGTCTTTTGATTGCTCCACCTTTACGCTTTGCAATTCCCATTCCACGCTTTGCAACGCCTCCACCTTTCATAGGACGATTAGGATTATAACCAACGATGCTTTCAACGGTAGGATCTTTAGAATAACCCATTGGGTTCATTCCTCCACCCATACTACCACCACGGTTTTTTTTCAGTTCACCAACAATTCTTTTTTTCTCTGCTTTTAAATTTTTCTTACCACCTTTAGTGTAAGCTTTCTCTGAATCTACTCGACCAAGCTCTTCGAGTCTATTCATTCTTTTAGTATTAGCCATAGCTGTCTCCTATTTTTTCTTAATTAAGCCCATTGCACCTTTTCCAGCCTTAATGCCAAAACTTGCTGAGCAGGCAATATATAATAAATGTTTGTAATAATCAGGGAGTGATTGCAAGGCAATAAACCCTGCTTCTATATGTACAGTCATTCCTGGAAAAAATACGAGTGTCGCTGGAGCGAGTAAACAAATTAAAATTAGTTCGTCTTTCCACGAGCCTTTCATTTGATCTACTGCTGTTGTTTCCCATTTTACTTTTCCAGCAATCTGATCTTGTTTTAATTTAGTTGCTGCTTTAACTTCTGTTACTTTAAGTTCAGCCTTCGCCTTTTTTGTCTCGACGAAGCCACGAACTGTGTCTGCGGCCACGCCGAGTAAAGGTTTTGCTAAGAGTTGCCAGACCATAGTCTAAGCTCCTCCTCCGCCACCAATTTGACTAATGACGATAATCACGATTATGGCTACAATAGCAGCCTTAATCCAATCCTTCATTTTCCAATCAGACCATTCTTTCAAATGTGCCCATAAATCTTTAACTAGATTCATAAAACCTCCTTGGTTAAAGCGTGTTAGTCTACTACATGTTCACAGTTTTTGCAATCACATGATTGACAAGAACTGCCGTTACTACAATGACATCCATGTCCACAATTCTTACATTCCATTAAAAAACACCTTTAAAAGGCACCTTTTTAATTTGCATTTTACTACGTTGTCCTTTTGGTCCACTACCTAAATTATCTATTTTTGTAGGTCCTTGAACTCTCATTGCCGCTGTAGAAGGGGCATAAGCTTTATTTACTGTAGGTCCTGCATAAGGATTTAGATCATTGGAGACAGTCATCTTAGCATTAGGATATTTAGATCCGTTTATATATTTAGGTGTTGCCATTTTTTTCTCCTTCAATGTATTGTTGGTTTTATTAAATCAACAAAATCAACAGTGTTTTGCTCCATAATATGATGTGCATCATCAGGATTCATATGATTAAAATATAAAACTCTAGCTGCACTCATAAAAGCACCTGCTAAAAGTATACTATCTTCTTCACTTTTGGAAGTTTTTTCTGCCATTACCATTAGTTCTTCAAACCATCGAGCTAATTTTTCTTCTGCCTCAGTCATAAGTTCTATATTAGACTTAGAAGTCACTTTTACAACGCCTATGTTAGTTATCAAAACGAATATTTTTGTTAACATCCACTGTTCTTGGATTTTTTTTGCTTTTTTCTATTTCTTTTTGCTTAGTTAAATTAACATTAGCTCTTAATTGAGCAATATCTTCTTGAGAATCAATGCGATCTTGAGCAATTTCAGCATCTTGATTCAATTTTTGTTGATCTAAGTTCAATTTAGCCTCATCTACCATTGATTTTCTCTCTATATCTTGTGCTCTTAGGTTAATTTCTTGTTGTTTTAAGTCTACAAGTGGATCTTGACCTAATTCTTGCATCATTTCTTGCTCTTCACCGACCATTTCTTCTGTCATGATAGCAATTTTCTCTGCAACTTGTTCTTCAAGCTTTTCTTGGAACTGTAATTGTAATTCTTCAGGTAATTGACCTCCATATTGAGCAGTAATCTGATCTATTTCTGGTTTATTATCATCTTCTACTTCTTCTCTAGCCTGAATACTCACATGATCCATAATATGACCCTGTAAAATAGCCATAACTTGAGGATTATTTTTAACTAAAACAGAAGACATAAACGCTCTATGAGAATCAATATGAGCTGGTTGATTTTGTCCTCTAAATGCAGTCAATGACGACCCTCTTAAAGAAGCAGCATTTTCTAAACCAGGATCCTGAGGTTGTGGTTCTTTTGGTACAGGTAACAATACATCAATATCTTTTACTCCTAAGGCTTGATACATTCTTCGGTAAGCTTCATACATGTTATGAGCTCCTGGGTCCGCTTGTGCCAGTTGTAATTGAGTTTGTGCTAATGTAACACGCTGTGACATTGAAAAAATGTTTGGATCTGATACAGGAACAATGTCTATATCATCACTAAAATCTTCTGTCTTTAAACTTGGAACAGCATCTTGACCTACTTCATAAGGATAAAAAGGAGGAAGAGATTCTGCAAATATTTTAGATAATAATTTAAATTCTATTTTTTGTGCATAGTGTAATCGTTTGTG